GCCCGACAGTCGCCAGCGAAGCCGCACTGCTCGCCTGGCTCACCCAAGCCGAACCCGGCGAGATGCTCGAGTACTACCGCGGGTTCCTCGGCATCGATCGTACCGAGGCCGGCAGGGTGTTGGGCTTCAAGGATCGCCGCGATCTCGTCACCACGGCAAAACGCGCGCTGCGACTCGCCGAGCAGGACCTCGTCCATCTCGTCCAGCGCCGCAACGGGCCCGGCAATTTCTCCTACTTCGTCATCGCGCGTCCGAGACCAGCCGACAGGTCCGTAGCGCTCACCGCCTTTCTGCTCGAGGAGGCTGCATAATGGCGCTCAGGATCATCACCGCCGACGAGAGACTCTCGGCCGCGCACAGCAAGACCACGATTGCGCTGTTCGGACCGAGCGGTGTCGGCAAGACCTCGCTCCTGAAAACGCTGCCTGCGGCCGAGACGCTCTGCATCGATCTCGAGGCCGGGTTGAAATCCGTCCAGGACTGGCCGGGCGACAGCATTCCGGTGCGGACGTTCGCGGACGCGGTCGACATCGCCTGCCTCATCGGTGGCGTCAATCCGGCCGCCGACGAGGCGAGTGTCTTCTGCGAGCGCCACTACAATCACGTCACCGGGCTCTATCCCGAGCTCGTGGCGCTTGTCGCAAAGAAGCGCATCGTCTTCGTCGACAGCATCACGGATCTGACGCGCCAGGCGATGGCCTGGGCGAAGACCCGGCCCGAGGCGTTCTCCGAAAAATCCGGCAAGCCCGACACGCGCGGCGCCTACGGGCTGCTCGCCCGCGAGGTCATCGGGCTCCTGAAGCTCCTGCAGCATGCCGAGGCCAAGACGGTGATCTTCGTCGGCATCCTGGAAAAGGTCACCGACGAACTCAGCCGCGCCGTCTGGCAGCCGCAGATGGAAGGCGGCAAGGCCGGCCGCGAGCTGCCGGGCATCGTCGATCAGGTCATCTCCATGAGCCTGTTCGCGCCCGACGGCGACGGCTGGCGGCACGATCCCGAGCGCGGCGAAGTCCGCCGCCTTGTCTGCCGCGCCGGCAATCCCTTCGGACTTCCCGCCAAGGACAGGAGCGGCCGACTCGATGTGACCGAGCCGCCCGATCTCGGCGCCCTTCTCTCCAAGATCAACGCCACCACGAAAGGACAACACCCATGAGCTTCGACATGAACGATGCCGAGCCGCAAAGGACGGGCGAGCTTATTCCCGACGGCACCTTCGCCAAGGTGACCATGACGGTCCGCCCTGGCGGAATCGACGGCGCAAGCGAGATCGATCGCGGACTCCTCAAGGCGCCCAAGGATCCGTCGAGCGACGTTCGGCTGCTCGATTGCGAATTCACGGTGACCGAGGGCCCGCACGTCCGGCGCAAGTTCTGGCAGATGTTCACCGTCCAGGGCGGCAAGGTGGACGAGAACGGCGTCTCGATCGGCTGGAAGATCTCCAAGTCGACCTTCCGGGCCATGATCGACTCCGCCCTCGGTCTCGATCCCAATGACATGAGCGAGGCGGCGAAGGCCAAGCGCGTGCTGCGGGGCCTTGCCGACCTCAACGGCATCACCTTCATCGCCAAAGTCAGGATCGAGCCTTCCGAAGACCCCCGCTATGGCGACAGCAACAAGCTGGACCGCGTGGTCCTGCCGGGTGAAGCGGAATGGCGCAAGGTGACGGACGGCGAGGTGGTGCCCGCAAGCCCCAGCCGCGCCCGCCCGAAACCTGCCGCGGCACCAGCGCAGCCGGCCTGGAACCAGGCGGCAGCGGCGCCGGCACGCGCCACCGCGCCCGCTTGGGCGAGTGCCGGTGCGCCGGCGCCATCCCAGCCTGCCGCCAAGCCAGCTCCAGGGCCGGCCTGGCTCAACGGCTGACCCCCATGAGCGATGACGAGTGGCAGGGGCACGTGACACGCGAAGCGGCGAAAGAGATCGGCCGATGGCTCGAGGCAAGAGGCGCTGGGCGACTAGCAAGACCCATCACCTCCCTCACCTTGGCCGACCTCGAAGCGATGGCGGTGAAAGCGATCTCCTGCTTCGTGGTCCTGGCCTCGCAGCGGATCAAGGAGCATCCAGCCGACGATCTGACCCGGCTCTTGCTCGGATAGGCGTCTGCGCGCTCTGCGGGCGTGAGGCGCGCGGCTTCGGCTACTGCCACCGGCTTCTCTGGGATCGCTTCCCACACCACCGCTTCTGCTCGATGCGCTGCCTCAAGGCCGGATCGGCGCTCGCGATGAGGAACGACGGAATGATCGACAAGACCGACATGGAGATCCGCGCGATCAAGGATGCCCGGAAGAGCCTCGCCGAGGCGCTGTCGGAGCTTGGCCTGATGGCGCCGTTCCATGACCGCAGTGCGGCCGAGATCGACCACATCATCGAGGCGTGCGTCGACGGGTTCCAGGAGTCGATGCAGCGCCAAGCGGGCGCGCAGCGACCCTTGGACGACGAGATTCCGTTTTGAGGCCGGCCATGCTCGATCTCAATCACGGCTCCGGCATCGTCTATGGCGGTCTTGCGATTGGAGGTGTCGCGGCGCGGATCAACGACCTGATCGATGCCGCCCTGACGGCCGAACGCAAGGCGCAGCCGCCGCGCGATTATCTGGGCGCAAGCCGCATCGGTGAGCCTTGCGCCCGCCGGCTCGTCTACGAATTCACCCATACCCCGCCGGACGACGGCCGCGACCTCGACGGCGCTGCCTTGCGCATCTTCGAAGCCGGCCATCGCTTCGAATCCTTGTCGATCCGCTGGCTGCGCGCCGCCGGCTTCGACCTCAGGACCGAGCGCCGCGACGGCGGCCAGTTCGGCTTCTCGGCGGCCGGCGGCCGGCTGCGCGGCCATATCGACGGCGCCATCGCCGGCGGTCCAGACGTCGGCATCGTTTGGCCGGCACTCTGGGAACACAAGGCGCTGAACGCCAAGTCCTGGAACGACCTCGTAAAGCACGGCCTCGCTGTTTCGAAGCCGATCTACTTCGCACAGGTCCAGCTCTACATGGCCTACATGGAGCTCGCAGTGGCGCTCTTCACGGCGATCAACAAGGACACCCAGGCGCTCTATCACGAAGTTGTTGCCTTCGATCCGGCCGAAGCCCAGGCGCTCTCCGACAAGGCAGTAGAAATCATCCGGGCAGCAGAGGCTGGCGAGCTGCTCCCGCGCATCGCATCAACATCCGACTTCTACCTCTGCCGCCTCTGTCCCTATCAGCAGCGCTGTTGGGAGGGCCGCCCATGAGCTTCACGCCCTCTCCCCTGCAGGCCAAGGCGATCGAGGCCATCAAGGATTGGTTCACGAGCGGCACGGCTGAGCGCCAGGTGTTCCGGGTGTTTGGTTACGCCGGTACCGGAAAAACCACCATCACCAAGCATGCCATCGCCGAACTGGGGCTCGACTCGGGCGTGCTCTACGCTGCCTTCACCGGCAAGGCGGCGCTGGTCATGACCCGCAAGGGCACGCCGGCTTCCACCATCCATTCGCTGATCTATCGGGTGTCGGAGGCGACGCCAGCTGAGATCGAGCGCATCAAGGACGAGATCGCGGAGCTGAAGGCGAAGCTGCCGGCTATGGCAACCGCCGAGCGGCTGTTCGCCGAGTCCCAGCAGCGCTCGCTCGAGCTCCGTCTTGCTGACATCCACAAGCCGCGGTTCGTGCTGAACGAGCAGTCGGCCCTGCGCGACGCCAAGCTCCTCGTGCTCGACGAGGTGTCCATGGTCGGCGACGACATGGCGCGAGATCTCCTTGCCTTTGGAAAGCCGATCCTGGTGCTGGGCGATCCCGGCCAGCTTCCTCCGGTCAAGGGGGAAGGCGCCTTCACCAAGGAGGCCCCCGATGTCCTCCTCACCGAGGTGCACCGTCAGGCAGGCGACAGCGCCATCATACGCCTTGCCACCCTCGCCCGCGAAGGCAAGCCCATCCCCTATGGCGAGCACGACCGGTACGTCTGGAAGATGCACCGGACCGACATCAGTCCGGAACAGATGTTGCGTGGTGGCCAAGTCATCTGCGGCAGGAACGCGACCCGGATCCAGCTCAACCTCGCCATGAAACGCGCGGCCGGTTTTGATGGCATCTACCCTGTTGGGCGCGGCGAGAAAATCATCTGCCTCAAAAACCGCAACGATCTCGGTCTCGTCAACGGTATGTTCCTCGACCTCACGGCGATCGAGGACGAGGATGAGCTCTCCTTCACCGCCGTCATCGACACCGAAGATGGCGAAAAGGTGGGTGGCGCTAATGGAACGCGCGAGCGCTTCCGCATCTACAAGGGTCACTTCGACGATCACATCGCGCCCGACCAGGAGCGCGAGCGGCGCGACCACTGGAAGAAGAAGACCCTGATCGAGGCGGTGTGGGGCTGGGCCATCACCTGTCACAAGTCTCAAGGGTCGCAATGGGAGAACGTGATCGTCTTTGACGACGGTCTTGCGCGTACCGCCGAGGATCGTGCCCGCTGGCTCTACACCGCCATCACGCGCGCCGAGCGCGGCCTCGTCATCCTTGATTGAGGCGGATGCATGCTCGACCTCAACGAGGTTTCACCGCAACGTCCGCCTTGGATTCCGTACGACCTCGACGAGATCGTACGGCGCCTGCGCGACACCGCACATCTTTGGGTGCCGCAGCACTTTCCCAACGGCAGACGCGAGGCCGACGAGTGGCGGCTCGCCAACATCAACGGCGATAGGCCGCGCAAGAACGGCTCCTGTGTCATAGCGCTCAAAGGCGAGCGTGCCGGCGACTGGATCGATTTCGACGGCGGCGATGGCGGCGGTCCTTTGAACACGCTGGAACACGCTACCGGCCTTGCGGGCCGCGACCTCTATGCCTGTGCGGCGGATATTACGGGCTGGACGCCGATCATGCCGGCGCGCCATGAACCTCCGCCACCACAGAGGGAAAAGGACAGTGCCCGCGAGATTGAGATCATCCTCGCGCGAAGCACTCCGATCCGATCCACGCTCGCCGAGACTTACTTGCGGGCACGTGGGCTTGCCATCCCGGAGGGCTCGGACCTCGTCTTCCATCCAGACCTTGCTCATTGGGAAACCAAGAGCGGCTTTCCGGCACTGATCGGCACCGTGCGGGACCGGCAAGGTGAGGTGATCGCCCTCCAGCGCATCTATCTCAGCCCTGACGGCACGGCGAAGGCGCCTGTTCCCAACCCGAAGAAGATGCTGGGCCGTGTTGCGGGCGGAGCCGTGCGTCTTGCCGCAATTGGCGGAGATGGCCGCCTTGGTCTTTGCGAAGGCATCGAGACCGGTCTTGCGGTGATGACGGCCGTACCCGACCTGCCGGTCTGGGCGACGCTCTCGACGGGCCATCTCGAGCAAGTCGTCCTGCCGCCGGAGGCGCGTGAGATCATCGTTCTCGCCGACAACGATGCGTCCGGCGCCGGTTTGCGAGCGGCCGAGACGATCACCAGGAAGCTGAAGGCGGAAGGGCGCAAGGTTGCGGTCTGCCAGCCGCCCAAGCCCGACACGGATTTCAATGACGTGCTCCTGACTGATGGCTCGGATGCCATCGCCGAGATCGTTCGTGCGGCGCTCGCCCAATTGGCAAAAGCCCAGTCCACAGACTCCCCAATGGGCCGGCATCTTCCCTTCGGCTTCAC